ATCATTTTCTGCTTCATTAAGCAACTGCCCAACCAATGAGATAAGATTGAACTCATCCCAAGCAATGTCCTCAAAGTTTGTAGGACATCCGAATTCTTTGTACCAATTATATTTCTGGAAAAGCCATCTGAGTTTGCTGTTCTTTCCGGGATTCATCACTACTCCCCAGCTTTTTGTTTTTCTATCAAAAGTTACTCTGATGGCTTTTCTGACTTTTTTTCTGTTTCACCCATTTCTTTGAGCAAATCTCCAAGAGCTTCAAGCAGTTTCTTATAATCTTCCCAATCTAAAGCATCCAGAGCTTGTCTTACTGCTATTGTTCCAAATGGATGTGATTTGATACAATAAGGCAATAACTCAATAGCAAGTTTTGTATTGCTTATTGTTCCATCTTCTTTTTCTGCATTAAGCAAAGCGTTCTTGAAAACTTCGGCATTGGGAATTTCCAAACTTACTTTGCCACTCTTTATGTTTATCTCCTTTTATATCCCTCTTATTTTATTTAGTTAGTCCAATATTTGATTGGTATTCCACCTAAGCCAGATAATGCAAAGCCACTTATTGTGATTTCAATAACTCCTTCTTCAACAGTTACTGGCTCTGAATAACTTTCAAAATATGCATTAGCTAACTGGAAATGCACAACTCTATCTCCTGTTCCTGAGCCCTCAATAAGTTTTACAGTCATAGCACTTGCAGTATTTGCTCCTGCATCTGCAGGTGTAGTGCCTGATGTAGTTCCGTCAAATACTAAGCTTCTTGCTTCTAAGCCAGATAGAACTGAAGCAGTATTATCATAATGCTTCCTTATTGTAATGCTAAAATCATATCTTCTGATTCCGGCAACAGGCATCTGAATTAATCTGCTTCCTATACTTCTGTAAGTCTGTATATTGTTTGCCACACTAAGAGAGAAACTTGTAACCTTTCCTGCAACATCAGAGCCAATCTCTAAACTCGCATCAACAAAAGTGAATGGTCTATTTGTTGGTCCGACATAAGTTTCTGCCGATGTTGAGCTTGTTCCTGTTCTTCCAATCCATTCAGCAGTACAATTTACTACATCTCCCTGATTTACATTGAGAGTGAAATTGTTTATTGTAATTCCATCATAAGTCATTACATCATTGTTGCTTCCTGACTTAGAGCCAAGTTCAAAAGTGAGAGTATTTACCTGTCCTGCTCCATAACCAATATCATTGGATTCAGTAATTAAGTATGGGTCGCCAACTGTTCCGGCTCCGGATAAGATTCCAATAACACAATACTGCAAAAAGTCTGGGTCTGTGAGCTGAAATTCTACTGAGCCATTGCAGTCAAGAACTCCGTTCACTCCTGAAGTAGCATTTCTGCCATCTCCGATGCCTTGGATTCTTGCCATGTTGTTGGTTAAACTTGCTGAGAAACTTGTTACTTTGTCAATATAATCTGAGCCTGTTGGTGTTCCTGCTGTTCCCCATGCGCTATCTTCGGCAAAGATTACATAAGTATTAATGCCCTCATAATATTCCTGTGTTGATGCCATTATTCTTCACTCTCCGATTTCTTCTTTTTTCTTGATTTAGATTCTTCCTTTTTTTCTTCTTTCTGTTTTCCCCAATTAGCTGTCGGCATGATTATCCCTCCTAATTTCCATCATCTGAATCATATACAAATCTTATCAAAAAATCCTGATTCCTCTGAAGTATCTTCTGCTCTCCGAATGGACTTACAATAACTGGTCCCATGGCTGTCGGAGTTATGAATTTAAAATAATAGAAATTCTTTTTATTTTCCATTATCTTCTGTCTGATGCCCGAGATTAAATTCTCCATATCGGTTAAGTCTTTATCATAAGCAACAATGGTTACAGGATATTCTGAGTAATTAGTTCCTGCACCGAGTTCTATTTCAGAAGTAACTCCACCGATAACATCAACAGATATTCTTGGGAATGAGCTAAGCTTAAGATATGGCTGTGGAAAGTCAGGAAATATCCTGTCTGAACTTCCTTGGTCATAAACTATTGAGTAAGCTCCTGTTTGTGGATTATTGAAACTTATTACACCTGTGGAATAATTGACAAAATAATCATCTCCAAAATAAAGAGGACTTCCTGCGACTGTGACACTCCTTATATTTTTTACAAGAGTAGGATTTGTTGCAAGAGTATGAGATGCAGTTGCAGTAAATGTTCCGGTATCTGTGCTTGTGGTTACTCCTCTGTCAGAATTTGAAATCAAGTCTTGGTTTCTTAAGAAAACAACAAGTTCCTGTTTTATTTGCATAAGTGTAGTAAATCCCATCAGCAACCTCTTTCTCTTGAAAGATTATCGGTCCTAAAGACTACTTAATGAAAAAAGTTTATAAAATCAATTACTTGAAAGCATTTTCAAAGTTTCTTTTTACAATGGGGACAAGTTCATTTATGAACGTTGGTCTTATAAAGGGATAAGGTCTTGTGCCACGCTTCTTTATTGAATCTGATAATCTTTTTGCTAATCTTTTTATTACAAATTCCATTCTTTGTTTTTTGGATTTATATGGTCCTCTTGTTTCTGGTTTCCAATTGCCTAACCATTTTCTTTGAATCCAGCCTTCTAAATCTTCTGGGTCAACAGTGTGAGGTGGTGTTCCGAACTCAACATACTTTCCATGTTCTGCCATTCCTATTATTATTTGATTGCCTCGAACTTTAGAATTAGGAAGTATTGAAGCAGAAAGCATGCCTGTATCTTTGCCGTGTTCTTGAGTAAGTTTGCTTTGCAAAGAATCAACTATGTCAAATAAAATACCCTGCATCGCTTTATTATAGCGTTCTCTGAATTCTTCTTCAGTCATTATGATTCGAGATAACAAGAACAAACAGTATAAACATAAGCAGTAGAGCTTCCATCAATATCAAAAGTTCCCGGAACATCATAGCGTTCTCTTACTCTATATTTTGAGCTGTCTACTGTGATTAAATCATCTTTCTGTACTGCATCTGCATATTTTGATACAAGAATGCCATCTCCAAGTTCTTTAAGCCCTGCTTTGTCATAATCCCATCTTTGATTTGTTCTTACAAAATAAGCTTGAATATTTGCAGCTGTACCCATACTTAGAGTTTCTTCTCCTGTAATATTAGAAGTTGTCTTTGTGACATGCTGAAGTGAAACAAGTCTGCCTACTGATGTTAAGAAATTCAAAAAATCATCCGAGCTAAAAAAGACTTGTACCATTTTATTCTTTCAATACTTTCTGTATTCTCTTTTGTTCTCTTTCTAATTCTTGATAAGCATGTGCAAGATTCTGGCTTGGTCCTGAACTGTGTTCTTTTCTTCCAGAGCCCGGTCCACCTTTGCATGCGTTCATGTTTAATTGTGATTCTATAATATCCAATGGTCCTTTAATTTTTTTATCGCATGGCATTTTTTCACCCGAACATTACATAAGGTCTGTAACTGTCATGTATTTCCTGAACTTCTTTCTTAAGCTCAGAAATTCCTGCTTGTAGATTTACATAAGGCTGTCCTCTGCTTCCAGAAACTCCACCCGGAAGAGCTATTGTTGCAAAGTCTACATAGCTTCCCGATACTTTACTTGCTACTCCTCTCATTGCAGCTAAGATTGTAACAAGTCTTTTCAGTTGTCTTGGAACAGGATATAAGCCATAAACATATTTCAGTTCTACAAGTTGTGGCATATTATTAGCAAAATATCTCACTTCTGAATCTTGGCTTAAAACTAATTTCCCTGCTTCTTTGTACTGATAGACATAACTTGGTGTTACTGAAACTGAATCTATCTCAAGAGAATTAAGAACTACCAATGGCTGATAAGGAACAAAGAAAAAATCTTCATCATTCCCATCAAGTATCTGGTCTTTGTAACCTAAATGAGTGATTCTATATTGGCTTGTAGCATCGGGAGTTGTGTCGAATGCAGGAGAAACAGTTATCAGAGTATCTGTGTTGGCAACAATTTCCCTATACTGCCCTGCACCAGTACCACCATAAATCCAGACTACATAGCCAATATAGTCATCATCAGTCCAATCTTTTGTGCTATCAGAGAATTCCGTGGTGGAATAATCTCCATCGGCAATGCCATAGTCATCAATATACCCAAGTCTTGTTTTGTAGAGCTGTTCAACTTCTTCTGTCGCTTCTAAGATAAACCTGCTCCATGCACTATCAGAAACAGGTCCACCAGTTGTCGGAAAGTTTATTGCGTCTTTCACTTCTTGGATTGTGACTATGCCGTTTACCATTTTACCTCTTTTTCTTTAGAGCCATTCTGCCATATTGGTCCTTTTCAAAATAAAATCCTTTGTCATCCTTTTCTTCGACAACAACTTCTTTTATTTCTGCAGGTGCTTCTTCTTTAGGCAACTCTGACTTTCTTGATAAGCTTGTTGCTCTCAATGCCATTTATATCCCTCCTTATTTGTATAAAACTAATGCTGATTTTGCTCCTGTAGTTGCGCTTGTCATAGTGATTACATTGCCACTCACAGTATGTGTTTCAAATGCTCCAGTAGCATCATCAAGTATTGATAATACCTGAATAAGTGTTCCATTTTTCAATGTCAAGGTATCATTTTGTGCTGCTTTTGCTCCACTATTTATCCATCCAAGTTTATGTCCATTGTTATCAGAACCAGCTTGTGGATATATGCGAACTGCATTAACATTTGTATTTGTTGCTCCCATGGTAATTTCCTCCAGTATTGTTTGATTATGAATTTATAATAGCAGATTTAAATTAAAAAAAATAAAAAAAGGAGATTTCTCTCCTTAAGCTTTTATTCCGACTACAAAGAATGTAGTAGCTCCTGTTGAAGTAACAGTAACCTTATTCTTTGTGGTGCCGTCTATTACGCAAACATTGTCAGCTCCTGATGAATCAACTGATGCTTTTACATACTTAACTTCTGAAAAGTCACCAAAGATAATCCAGTCAAGTGTAGTTACAATAGTTGCTGAATAAACTCCCCATGATAGTCCGGATTTGCTGTTGGATGAGCCTGCTCCGATTGGTCCACCAACTGCTGTTTCAGTCATTTCTGCTGCTGCCATTTAACTTACCTCCTTATGCGCTTATCTCAGTTATGCTTGAGCAAAAAGCAGTGTTCTTGATTATCAGTGCTTCATATATCTTAAGCATAAACTTTTCACTGTCATTGGTCATTGCAAGTTCTTGGAATGTCAAGTCCTGCAATACTCTCATTTCAACAACACTCATGTCAAGGAAATACATAGCTTTGCTTCCTGACGTATTGCTCATGAACATACTTGGAATTACAGGAACCTGTCCAACCATTGTGTTCAGAACAATTGTGCTGAATCCCCAGAATACCTGCTGTGTTGGCTGTAAGTAACCAATCTTTGCTGTCAATAGAGCAAGTAGGTCTGTGAAAACTCCACTTGAGCAAACTGCAATATTTGGTCTGCCACCATCATCAAAAGCATACTGGATTGCTGTATCAATGTCAGTCAATGCAAGAGCTGATGTGTTCTTATCAACTGTATTTGTAGCTCCCATCAATGCAATTATTCCTGAGAACTGAGTTGCATCTGTTCCAGCATTACCATTCACAATAAGATTTTCTTCAAGCTCTCTGATTGCTCTTGTCTGAATAAGAACTTCAAGCTGTTTAGCATTCATTGCATTCTGGTCGCCAAATGAGCCTACTGCTCCACCTGACGGAGCTATTCCTGCAAGAATCCAACTTGGCATTGCTGCGATTGCTGGTCCTGTAACTCTGCCGACAGCATACAAGAATTTAATTGCTGTGCTCTGCCTGTCGAAAGTATTATCTTTCTCAGCAAGTGCTGCATCTTCGGCTGCAGTGAAGCCACCACCTTTTGCTGTAACCTGATTGTAATCAGCATACATGCCCATGTTGGTAACTCTTGGAACTAACTCAACAAGAGGAGTATATTTCCTTGTAGTATCAACAACTCTTGGGTCAACATAAATTGGCACCATAGCATATCCTGCTGTACCTGCTCCACCTGCTGTAACTCCCAAAGCTTTCATGCCTACTGAAGCTACGTCATTTAGTCTTGGTCTTAAGTCTACTTCATAAGATGGCT